CCATACAAACGCAATCGTTCAGATGCTCGAGCCGCACATACTGAAAAAGAAGCAGAAGAAGAAAAAGTCTTTAGGGAAGCATTTGATACGTTCAAAGAGTTTATTGCAGAAAAGACAAATTGCACAGTGATGCAGCATCCGCAATTAGAAGCTGACGATTTAATTGCCGGTTGGATACAGAGTCATCCTAACGACAATCATGTGATCATTTCCACAGACACAGATTTTGTGCAATTAATTGCACCCAATGTCAAACAGTATAACGGTGTAATGGAATGTACCATTACACACGAAGGACACTTTGACGATAAAGGTAAAGCTATTATTGACAAGAAAACACAACTGCCTAAGGCTGCTCCTGATCCAGAATGGTTGTTGTTTGAAAAATGTATGCGTGGTGATACCAGTGACAACGTGTTCTCTGCTTATCCCGGAGTGCGTACTAAAGGTACTAGTAAAAAAGTTGGCCTCACTGAAGCATTTGAAGATAGAAAATCAAAAGGCTTCGCGTGGAACAATCTCATGCTTCAGCGTTGGAGTGACCATGAAGGTGTAGAGCACAGAGTTTTAGAAGACTATGAACGTAATCGTCGACTGATCGATCTAGCACATCAGCCAGACGACATTAAAGAAATTATTGCCGCTAGTATTGCCGAGGCAGTAAGCGCAAATAAAAATATCACCCAAGTTGGTATTAGATTGATAAAATTTTGCAATCTTTATGATTTAAGAAAAATCTCTGAGCAGGCACAGAGTTATGCAGAACCACTTAATGCGAGGTATACACAATGACTGATTTACACGCCAAGCCCATTATTGATAACAAATTCTGGATTGTTGAAAAGAATGGAGAAAAATTTGCCACTCTAAGAAAAGACGAAGAAAACAGATTTGTTCTGAGTAATGAAACTGGAATTAAAATTTACAATAACAAATCTGATCTGACCAAGCAGTTTGGTAAAGACTTCTTTATTGTTAAGATTTTCAAAGAATCAGACAAAAGTGATCCGTGTGAAGTCCACGGATATCCTTCCAGCACCGAACCACACAACTCCATGTTTGATATCAAACGACGTCTTCCGTTGTTTACCAAAAGTGGAGATTCGAAAAGTTTGTATTGTGCAGGGTTTTATGTTATTCGATTTGACAAGGGCTGGGTTAAAAGTTTTTGCCCTAAATTGATTACTCTTCAACGATACGAATTTAAAGGTCCATTTAAAACAGAGTTCGAAATGAAACAGGTGTTATCAAATGTCTCAAAATAACATTCCAACAACACTTCCCAGCATAGAAAAACTATTGCAACGAGTTTCTGTAGCAGAAAAGACTCAACAAAAAGAAATTAGAATCAGTATACAAGAAGCACGTGAGCTTACCACTGATCTTGCACTGTTAACAGCTCGATTGGGCAAGACTGTGCAGGAAATCAACGAAAATCTCAAGAGTATTAGAGAATCTTCCACTCAAATCGACGTTAAGTTCGACGGCGGGACCTTCTAAAAGGTATAAATATATACGTGGTTAATTAGGAACACGTATACAATGAGCAGACCAAAACCAAAGGTAATACTCGAACATACTAACAAGGAAAATTATAAGATTGAACAAATCTTAGATAGCGAAGCCATCTGGGCTGTTTTCTATCAGGATAAACCTTTCAATCTAAAAAGCGGTAGTCTATTGGCCAGCTACCCCGGACCAAAATACAAAAAGGTATCCTTTAGTAATCCCGGCCATGCACACAACCTAGCGAAAAAATTAAATCGACTGTTTAAAACAAACGACTTCTCTGTGTTTAAATTAACAGGCGGTGAAAAGATTTAACAATGGACATCAAAGAAACCTACACTAAAGTGTTTTTAAAAGCATCCGACCTAGAACACAGTGAAGGCAAAATAAAAGAAAAAAAGATTGAATGGTGGTTTAACGTAAGAACCAAAGATCAAGGTGGCCTTAGACTAACACAATCCGGAATTGACTTTGTCAATAACGATGCTAAAATAAAAACGTATTCAGTAGATCTTCCAGAAGATATAAAAATTACTCCCCAAATTCTAGTTTGGTTAGATAAATTTATTAGTTCTCCATACTTTTTCAATAAAAAACAAATCATAGTAACTGAAGAAAAAACAGCATTTGAACTGTATCTATTTTCTGGAGATGTAAGAAAAATGGGATATATGAAGGCTATGGCAAAACGTCTAGAATCAGAATCTACCAACTAAAAAAACTTACTCTATAAATATTTCACCATGATACAGCTGAATCCGTTAAGTGTGATTAAGAAAAGAAAATTGAACAATTTACCAAAGCATTTTTCTAAGGTAAAAATTCAAGATTTTGATCTCGGTCAAGGAAAATTAGAAAACTGGATCGTTTCAAAATTAAATGGACGTTACAGTATTGTTCGTCTCCCTGTAGTAGGAGATAATAATACTCTAAATTTAAACACCTTTGTCGGATTCGAAACTCATAGCGAGCTAACTTATTTCATGTTAGCTTGCCCACATTTCAGGAGAACCTAATGGAAGAACTAGCAGCAGCAGTAGCAGAAGATCAAGCCAAGGCTCAACAGACCGCCCAGTCTGTTCCACAACAGCCAAGTGCCGATCTTAACATAAGTGACCTTGTAGCTTTAAAAAGCATTATCGAAGTTGCAAGTCAAAGAGGAGCGTTCAAAGCAGCAGAATTAGAAGCAGTGGGTAAAACTTTTAATAAGTTAAACACATTCTTAGAGTCTGTGGCCAAAAAGGAGGCTTAAAAATGAAAACAATGAAGCACATAGGAAAACTAAAGAATACAGGCACCAAAGTTCTAGTAGCATTTAGAACTGTACCAGGTGAATCTGATAGAGCATTAGTTATTCACGCAGCACAATTGCCCGACTCACAGCATGATTCTATCATGACGTTGGTCGAAACCGATCAAGCACAAACTGCATTTGAATTAGGAGAAATCCTGTTCACTCGTCCTTTTCCGGACGGCAGACCTATGCTAAGAGCATTGCAGTCAGATGGACGGTTACAAAAAGTACCTACAGACATGGTTATTATGACTCCGTCTATTGGAACTGAAATTCCGTTGGATCAACTCAATGTATTGATTGCAGAACAAAGAAATTGCACTATTGATGATCTCAGTAGCTTTGTATCCGGTGGAAAACCTCTGGATAAAAAAGCCGAAGTCAAGACATCAACTGTTAGCGAATCTAAACCAATCCAAGCAGCCGCCAATGAAGCCCTTACCGATAAAGACATCGCTAAAGGCCTAAGAAGCCAAGCAGACGGAATGTATAAAGAAGCAGCTAGATTGCGTAAACAAGCTGATGACTTAGATCCTCCGCAGAAAAAAACTGCAAAGGCTAAAGAAATAGCAGATGCCTAATCCTTTGTTTAAGCCTCCAAAGCATCTGGTCAAAGAATGGCCAGAGGTATTTGAAGATTTATATATGAATACAATGCCTGTGGCTTATCTAGAGCATGTACATTTAGAATTTACAAATGGACGGATTTGGCAAATTGACATTAAGGAACAGCTTAATGAAGAAGACGCCGAAGCTATCGCTGATAGGCTTTTAGACATGCTACAGGAATACAAAGAAGATATTCAGAAAATAGATTTCAAAGTAGACATAGATAGATTAAAGAAAGATATTAAAGATTCAACAAAGGGTCTTTTCTAGTGTTTCCATAATGTATCACGGTGTAATCGCTGTTCTTTTCGAACATTCTCCAAGGGTCAATAATAATTGACCCTTTTTCTATATTACAGTACAATACCTGTTTTTTATCTTGTGTAGGATATGTTACCGACGAATTGTGTGCCATAAGAATAACTCCAAAACAACTATCCATAATATCATTTGTCAACGGATCGATGTATCTAGGAGTATAACCTAGTTGTTCACAATAATACCCAACTAACAGACTGTAACTACCATCGCAGTAGGATACATTTGGTTTATAGGCTTTACCGTGAATAAAGATACTCATACTATTTTTTGCAGCATGTCTTACTAATTCTTTGGCTAGATTTTCTGCTTGTATTTCCCTAGCTTTCATTATAGAATCAAACAGATCATATCCTAGATCTAATTCCTGTGCCAGATATCTTAATGCAATATTGTCTCTGGGATGACAGGCGCCGCCGTCCCCCATACCAGCAGTCATGTACTGGGGACCCATTATTCGCATGGTGCTTTTGGCTAGAGCACCTGTTACTACATCAACATTAATATTGCCTTGTTTCATTGCAACATCTTGGATCATGTTTACTAAACCAATTTTAGCTGAGATAAAAGTATTGTAGAAAACTTTGATGCATTCGCATTCATCCCAAGTTCCTATTTCATACCTAGGACTATTTTCCATAACTGTTTTATAAAAATCAATTAGTTGTTTTGCGTCACCGGTTTCTGATCCATCTTCAGTGCCTATCATAACCATTTCCGGATTGACCATGTCCCATCCAACTGATCCCATTGCAATAAGATAAGGATTATATACAAACCGAGCATTTGAAACTAAATTTACAAATTCTCGTCTAGTAGTTCCTGGCAACACTGTAGATATTAAAACCAATAATTGATTTTTGTTCATGTACTGGTCTGCTTCAGTTAGACAGCTTTTTACAATGTCGTAGGAAAAGTCTTTTGGTTCTAAATGAGATGTGGGATGCCTGCCATCATAGGACATATCGTGAGGAGTTGGTACTGCAATAAAAACAATATCGGCATCTGTTACTGTGTCTTTTATTGTTTTACAAACTTCAACTAACATTGTAGGATCAACTAATCGTACATCGTAGCCTTTGACTGTGTGTCCTTTTTTGGCTATTTCTTCTGCACAGGGTAAACCTAATTTTCCTAATCCAATAAAACCAACTTTCATCACGTCTCCTAATAGACAAATATTTAAGTCAATAAATAGTCAGTGATTAAAATTCAAGACGCATTATATGACAACCCATTTCTTTCCAATCAAGAAATGACCTCATTCATTGTTCTCCTCGACGAGGTTGTTCGAGAACATATGCATTTCCGAAAATTAAAAAAATCAAAATATATTCACGGCCTGTTGAAATATCCAAAAGCGTGGCCTACAGATTTGGATCTTTTTTATTTTATCAAACCTGAATATCTAGAAATGTTAAAGAAAAAAGAAATATATTTTTTCTTTGATGCCAGCACTGAAGGATTTAGTCCTGTAATAGATACTCCGTTTTTTGAAATATTATTTAATAATTGTAAATTGCACAATGTAGATCCTTCACAAATTTTATTTGTAAGCTCTAACCTATACGACGAACTTACTCTAAATAAGTTTTGTAAAGAAAGAAATATCAAAGAAAAAATAAATGTATTTTCTTTTGTAGCATTTGAATACGCTATTCAACACCGACACGGGTTTGTTAACACAGATCGATATCTTGATGAAAAAATTAACACAGTTAAAAATACTCACAAAGACAAATATTTTTCAAGTCTGAGTAGAATTAACAGGGCACATAGAATCAAGGCAACGTTTTTATTGTGTCAAGAAGATATTAGTAAACAAGCATTAATAAGTCACGATAAAATTGAACCAACTGCTGTTGAACATCTTTTTAGAAATTACGATCAACAAAAAGTAGATACATGGATAAACACCTTGCCGTTAACTGTGGATCGAAAAGACTTTAATATCAACTGGGCACTGGATTCTAATTACGATCACATTCACGATCAAACCCTTTTTCAAATTGTCAACGAAAC